GACATAATGCGCAAACTCGCCCTCGAAGCGCAAATCCAACACGGCGTGAACGTCGAACTCGTGGAAATCGACACGCAAGAATACCTCAAATGGCTCGCCGAAAACGGGCTTTCCGACAGCCCCGCAAACCGCGCGGCATTCATTTCGGTTCAGACAAGTTAGCTTGTTTGTCCTATGCTTGATTCCATAGGCGACGCGGCAACCCCGCGCCGCCTATTTCTTTTCCTACTTCCGCAAAGCTCCCTGTATCGCCCAAAACAACAAAATCGCGGCGACATAGACACAAAAACCGAGACAGGCAACAACCACAGTAAAAAACATACAAGCTCCCATCGCATCGCCCAAATCGCTCCATCTGGAAGACGGGTCGAAAAAGTGGCAATAGAGCCAAAGAAAAAAACCTATCGCCAACCCGACGGACGATGCCGCAAGCACAAACACACCGAAACTTGCATAAGCCCCGACACACTTTTTTATCATACCAAACATACCGACGTTCTCCGCTATTTTTGAGGTTTATACCATTTTTTGTTTTCGTCCGTGGGCGAAATATACCTCTTTCCGCCACTTCGCGAGACCGCTTGTTCCCTGCTTATCTCTTCAATATAAATCCGAAGACCTTCGTTATACAATGGATTTCTAAGCGTAGCCCAGCCGCCGCATTTTTCGCTACTGGCGTCAAACTGCCAAAAATCCCCCGTGTTTTTGTCGTATCCCCAACAAAAGTTTTTCCCTTTGCTCGACATATAATACCTGTCCTTGTTATAGCTCACCCAAGCACTCGCCCAAGAGCTAACACAAACCGACAAAAACGCCGCAACCGATGCAATCAACACGGCGACAATCAACCTATCTTTCAACATATTTTTCATAGCATACCTTTCAAAAAAAAAGACGGGCAAACCCTTTCGAGCTTGCCCGCTTTTAATTCCCAGTCTTGCGACTGACTTTCAACCTTGCGGTTGCGTGTTTGCATTCAGGTTTTGCAACAGGCTTGCATTCACATTTAGATTCGTTCTAATTCCCAAGCCCTTTCGGGCTTGACGGAAAACAGCAAAAAACACTTTTCTTTAAAACGCAAGCATAAAAAATCAGTTTTTCCATTTTTTATATTTTTCCTCCGAATAAATCAGCTCCTTGTACGCGCTTTCGGCAAGACTGTCGATTTTCGCCTTGTTGTCGAGAATCGCCGCGCGCTTTTGACGGGGCGTAAGCTCGGTTGAATTTTTCGCCTCGCTTATCGCCGCGTTGATTTCGGAAATCGCCTTGACCACCAAATTTATCTCGCGCTCGCGCGACATCGCCACACCGTCGCGCCTGCCCTCGTACCACTCCGCGCGCCGAATCTGCGCATCCGTGAACGTCCGCGCGGGAAGCTTCTTCTCCTGAATTTTCCGCACCGTGCCCTTGATTTGCGCCCACTCCGTCTTTCCCTCGTAGAACTTCTGAACATATCGGCTCGCGGAATACTCGGGCACAATGAACTTGTCCAACCCCGTAAGAGTCGCCCACCCGCGCATACCCTCGGGCGAAGACGGCACACCGCCCACCGACTCCGCCAGCCTGTTCGCCACGTTGTTGACAACCCAGCGACCAAGAGAGGAAAAGAGCGTATTCACGCCCCAATCCAAGTGAATCGGCGACACCTCCACGCCGCGCTCGGCAAGCAGGCGCGAAATCCACTTCGCCGTTGACGAAGTTGACGGCAGCTCCTGTGCACTCGGAAGCCTGTTCTGGCGGATAGTCTGCGGAATCAGCTCCGCACCCGTGAACAGGTTGCGGTTCGTGTAAAGCTCGATGAAAGGCTTCACAAACTGCGGCACAATCGACGGCGAAAGAATGTCCCACGAAGTCGGCAACACGTCGCCCTCCGCGTCCTGCTCGATTCCGTAAGCCGCCACTGCCGCCTTGTCGAAGACCGCACAAAAGGGAGTCAACTCCTGCGCTTTCGGAATCTGATACATCACCCCGCCAATGCAAAACACCCAGTAAGTACGCTTGCGCCAGTCGGGCAGGTTGTCGAGCCTGCGCTTGTCGTCGTCGTCGAGAGCGTTGTACAAAGCCGCTTTGAGGGCGGCGGCAATGGAGGAAATCGCAACCACCTTCGCAAGCTTCACCGCATTGTTTTTCTTCACACTCGCCGCCATTTCCGAAACATTCGCCTCGCGCAAGGCAACACAAAGACGCACCCAGTCAACGGGGTTCAAGTCCGTCGCATACTTGAAAATGCCCTGCATACCCGCATTGAAGAAGGGAACTACCATATTCACCTGCTTGCCGTAGCGACCGCCGCGCGAAAAGTTGAGCGTAATTTCTTTCGAATCGTTCGCCGCCTTGCGCCGCATCGTAGCACCCTCCGCGCCGTCCCAGACCTCGCGCGCCTGCGCGGCGGTCAAACCGCGCTCCTTGCGAAGCCTCCTAATCGCATTCTTGCGGCTAAGCCCGAACTCCGCCAGCCTGTTGACCTCCTCGGAAAACTTCGACACACCCTCGAAGGGAGTTGCCAAAAGCTCGGCAGTCCGCTTAATCGGCGCGCGCTTGAACTTGTCAAACCAGTCCGCCGCCAAACTGCGCCGCGCCAACATCTCGTCAACCGATACTTCCTCCGCCGTCTGAATCCCGTTCTCGGCGAACGTCGCCATCGCACCGCCGCCCGCAACCCATTCATCATAAAGCTTCGCATTCTCCGCAAGAAAACTGTCCTTGAACCACTTCGAAGTGTCGCGCCCGAACGCCTCGCCCACACGCTTCGCAGAGCCGATAGCGGCGGGAATCAAACCGTGCCGCAGCGCGCTTGCAATCGGAACGTAGCCGTTGTTGGAAAACACCGTCGCCGCCTGAATGTCGCGCGCCAAGTTGCCCGCCGTGAATTGAAACGCCGAAGTCGCGCCCGCTCGCAACACGCGCGCCGAACCGCCCAAGAGCTGCCCCAGCCACGTTTCCCAGAACCACGAAGCCGTGTTGTCCATACCCGCCAGAGCCTCGTAAAGCCCCCTGTCGTGAATTTGCCACGCCACCTTTTCGCCCTTGTTCCATACCGTGATAATCTGGTTTGCCTTGTCCGACTTCGCCTCGTCGCGAAAGATTGTGCACGCCAAAACGGGGTCGTTTTTCAGCTCCCTTTCAAGGGCTTCTATTTTGCGCTCGCGAACGTGCCCGCTCGACGGGGCTTCGTCGCCCGCCTTTTCCTTGTACGCCAAAATCGCCTCCGCATACTCGCGGGTTCTGAGCTTTACCGCCTGCGTCCTGTCGGGCGCGGGGCTCGCCCAGTTGCCCAAACCTACACCCCTGTTTATGCCGCCGACAACGCGAGATGCAACACGGTTTTTCAATGCCATTTCGCGGAACGAACGCGAATTTTTCGCGATTGAATCGAGAGACGAAATCACCTCCCTGTCGCTGCCCCTGAACGCACGCAAGGCGGGCGCAACATTCGCAAAACCGCCGCCACTGCCGCCGCTGTCCGCATCTCCCACAGCCTCCATATAACGTTGAAGCGGCGAATATCCCTTGTTGGCAAGACACGTCGCATAGATTCGCTCGTTTATAAGCCCGCCGTCCAAAAGCAGCTTCAAATCGTTTCGAATGTAGCCGTCAAGCTCCTCCGCACACTTGCGCATTCCGTCGGTCGCCGTCGAAACAACGTCCACAGCGTCCGAATACTCAATGCCGAACTTGCCCCTGCAACCGTTCTTCTCTCCCCTGTGCTCCTCGGTCTTGTAGTACTCCACCACACGCCGACACATCAAATACGCGTCAATGTTGTCCTTGTCGTAGGCGGTCTTCAAGTTGTCCCGCAAGATGGAACGCAAAGACTTCCCCACAATACGCCCGTCAAGGTCAATCTGGTTTACCGTGAGGGAATAGTTTACCTGCCCCACAGAACCGCCCGCATAGTTTCGCGCAAGGTCGATTACGCGGCTTCCCTCCTCGTCGCTAACGCCGCTGCGTTCAAGGTCTTTTTGGAAACGCTCCAAACCCTCATATTCGTCAAACCACATACGCGTAAACCAGCGGCCGCTTTCAACAAGACGGTCAACGGCAGTCTTGCGCACCCCGTCCGAACGCCTGCGAATGTTCGCATTTACACGCTGCAAAGGCGAAGCATTCGCATTCAGCTCGGCCATTTGCCGAATGAATCCGAACGCCTCATTCACGCGCGGCGACTCCCTCAACGCGCTGTTCAACGCCGAAAAGGCCCTCGGACACCGCGCCGCAACCGTCCTGTCGCCCTTTATCACGTCGGAAACGAACTGCGCCCAACCCTCGCCGACGCGCTCGTTCTCGCTGTACGCATCTTCGCCAAACCGCTCCACGCAGTAGCCTTCAAGCTCCGCCGCAAGCGCAAAGTTCTTCACCTCATCACTGCCCAACTTGCCGCCGAAAAAGAGGGTTTCCAAGTAGTGCCCCAATTCGTGGGTAACAGTGTCAAGGTCGTTGTGATGCCCGCGTAAAGTCCTGATAGCTTCAAGCCTGTCATAGTAAATGCCAAGCACCCCGCGTTGTCGAACCTCCGAACGCAAACCCTTTTCGATTGGAATGTTGAATACCCGCGCCATATAGCGGCGAATGTCGCCGATAGAGGGCACACCCTCCAAGCGGTTGTCCGCCTTGTTGAAACGCACGGATTTTGGAAGAGCCGAACGCATAGCGGAAACTGGGCGGACAAAAGTAAGGGGCTTTTCGCCGACAGTCTTTTCGCGGATTTCGCGCAACTTGCCGTACTCCGCCGCCATAGACTCGGAAGAAAGCCCGCCGCCTGCATTACCGCCACTTGAAGCCTTGTTCTTCGCGCCGAAACTCGCCTTGAAATTATTTTCCGAAATTTTTTCTTGACTTTCGGAAACGTTTTCCGACTGTGTATTGAGTGAGGTTGAAAATATTTCTTCGAGCCTACCCCAATTGGCGGGGATTCGGAATTGAAGATATTTTCGACCTCTTTCATTATCCCAATACACAAGCCGTCCGCTTTGTGCCCAATGGGCAAGCCTGTTTATGTGCTCTTTCGGATGAACAGTCGTAGCCTCGTTTATTTTAAATTCGACATCGAATATTTTGTCCGACTTGCGAAGCGAAACAACAATCGGTCTACCGTCGGGCATCGTAGGTTCAATCAACAAATCAAACGAATTTGCCTCTTTCGGATACGAGAACACAGCAACCGCATTTTTCAATTCATCAGGCAACGACTTAATTATTTCGGCAGGAATTTTGTGTTTGTTGGCGACCTTAGAAAGCGTCGAATACAACATAACAACAGGCAAATCGGGAATGCCGTACTTGCCGAGAGTACCTTCTTCCAACTGAAAAGACAATGCCTTGTTCGTCGGAAGTCGTTTTTGAAAGAACGCGTCAACGCCGTTTTTAAAATCGACGGTAAATTTCCTGAAACGTTCCAACGGCGACTTCATCGCCTTGACTTCCGATTCACCGTTCCCCACAATCCGTACGCCGTAAAGCCGCGCAAGGTCGTCAACATTGTTGTCAAGCCAGAGCTGCTGCCTGCGGGCAAGCTCTTTCCCGTCGTATTTACCATCAACGGCAGGCTCGTCGCCATATTCTTTTTCTATCTCGTCGAAGTTGTCCGAAACCTCCCAACTGTTCTTTTCAAGCCACCGCTTGAACTCGTCCATACTGTCGAAGTCGCGCCCGCTCAACCTTTCAAGCTCGGCTTTTTCGTCCTTTACGCTGTCGTATTCCCTGTCCCAATTTTCGACGAACACGTCGCGTACAAGACGCTCGGGCTTCGCCCTGCGCATAACAATCCCGTCAACCTTGATTTCGCCCTTGGCATCGCGCACATAGGCGTTTTCGGCTGAAAGCCCGCCCGCGTCGGCAAATACGCCGCGAACGTCTGCGGGCACATAATAGGTAATTTTGCTCGCGTCCGCATAAGCCAGTATCCACTTGCCGAGAAATTCCCGCGCCTGCGCTTCGTCCCGAAACACCTTGATAGGCTTCAACTTCTTTCCGTCCTCGATAATCTTGAACTTGCCCGACTTCAACGCCACAAGCTCCAACTTCAAACCGCCGTAAGTCGGCAACGGATGCCCCGCATTCTTGCGAGCCTGCGCCCTTGAAAGTTCGATGGCTTTGTCCACAAAGTCGGGGCAACACTCGGCAATGCGCTCCTCTGGAGTCATAGCAACCCACTTTGCGGCGTTCGCCGCATCGTCGGCAATGCGCTTTTCGACAGAAGCCTGCGCGGCGGGAACAAACCCGTCGGTTTCGACACCTTTAAAATCGCGCTTTTCAAACGAACGCAACTTGCCGCCCTTGGGCATTTCGCCCGTCGGCTTTACACCCTCCGCCACATCATCGGACACACCGCCGCCAACTTCCTGATTATCAGCTTCCGCGCCTTGTTCGATGTTTTCGGCAACTTGCGAATCATCGAACACGGCGGCTTTATCCTCCGCCGCCGTTTCATCAACTTCATCGGCAACTTCATTTTGCGCAGGCGCAACGTCGTCAAGCTCTCCCACACCGACAATATCGGGCTTCCCGCCGCCCGCCAACTCCTCCGACTTGTCATCTAAGCCGCTTAACTTACCACCTAAGCCGTTTAAGTTGTCATTTAAGTTATCACCCTGACCATTTAACTGACCACTTAAACCGCCGTTTGCCGCATCTCCCGACTGGTTTATCTGGTTCAAAATCTTCGCCGCCTCCGCGTCTGAAATCGGCGCAGGCACGCCGTCAACATTGCGGTAGAATCCGCCATTGCCGCCCAAGAAAACGCCGCCATTGGGCACACCGTCGGGCACACTAACCCCGCGCCCAGTAGCCGCTTCACCGCCCGCCGTTTCCTCGGCTTTGTTCGCAACATCACTCAACGCCTCGGCACGCCGCGCGAACGCGCGGTTTCTCATCGCAAGCCCACCGCCGATAGCCGCACCCGCGCCGCCCATCAGGGCAGCTTGCGCGGCAGCCATAGCCGCCGCCTCGCGTTTTTCCTCCTCGCTTGCAAAGGGGTTTTCAATTCCAGTCTGCCAGTACTCCGTCAACGCCTCGCCAGCCATTTCGCCGCCGATACCGCCCGCAATCTTGCCCGCCGCTTTCATCTTTTCCGCAACCGACGAAGCCGCCTTGACTCCGCCAGCAACGCCTTTCGCCGCTTTCAAGCCAGCCACGGCGGAATGCGCAAGCTTGCCGACTACCGCCGTCAACGCCGTAGCAACCGCTTCCGACGGGTCGGCATATTCAACAAAGGTCGCCATCTCGCGCCCCAATACGTTGTCGCCCCAACGGTCGAGAATCCTCTTCTGCACAGCCTCAATCGCGTCCCGCGCCCGCGCGTCGGCAACGCCCACGCCGTAAACGGCAGTCAACGCCGAACGCACCTGCGGGTCGCGCGTCTGCGCATAAAGCTTTATGAGGTTGCGCGTGTTTTCGTTCACCGTAAAACTGCGGTTCTCGTAGCCCTTTGCGTCGTCCTTGTTGAACGCGGCGGCACTTGCGAACGCCTGCCGTTCGGCGGCTTTCATCGCGTCGTAGTTCTCCCTTGAATTGTCGGCGGCATACGCGTCAACGGAATCGAGAAACGCGTTGAAATCGTCTTCGTGGTCTGCCGCAAAATCCCTGTAATACTTCCCGTTCCTGTACGTCTTCGAATTGCTCTTTGCATTGCTAAATTCGAGCGCGGAAATTTGCCTTTCGTCTTTCCCGCGCTTAGCCCAGCGTATAAGCTGCCCCGCCTTTTCGTCAAAGACTTTGCCCTCGGGAATCAATTCGTCTATGTCGCGCTGATACGCCTCGAAAGCCCGCCGTGCTCCTATGTCCCTGCCCGAAAGCTCCTCCGCCGCAAGCGCGGGCGCGGATAAAAGCCTGTTGCCTATACTCAAACCGCCGTGCAACGCGGCAAGTCCCGTCGCGGCAGTGCCGTATACCAAACTGCGCGCCGCGCCCTTTACTACCTCGCCCGCCCGCTCACCGAAACTCGGACTTGCATTGTCCCAAATGAACTCCGCGTCCCGCTTCCACAAGTCGATAGCCTTTGCCTTGTCGTTCGGCAATTCGTCGAGATACCTCTGGCGCAATTCGGAAAGATATTCGCCCGCAAGCTTAGACCTTTCCTCGCCGTCGGCGGCATTGTTCCATTCCTCGGTTTTTAAAATCCCCTTTGGCGTAAAGATTTCGTCAGTTCCGCCCTTGAATCCGTAAATGTCGTCGGGTTCGTATTCCATTTTTCAAAGCCCGTTCTATTTTTGAGGTTTATACCATTTCTTGTTTTCGTCCGTGGGCGAAATATACCTCTTCCCGCCCGCCGCCGTAGAAGTCGGCGCGGCAGTATGGGATTTCGGATTATTTCCGCCAAGTTGATTCTTCATTTGATTGTAATCAGGCATATCCGATTTCGCCGCACCCGTGCTCGTACCGTTCCCCCGCTGGGCAACCAAGGCTTCGCGGGCGCGCTCGTAGAACGCGGCTTCGTCCTGCCTGCCGTTTGCAAGCGCCGCCTCGATTTTGCGCGTGTAGAAGTCGTAAGATTCCGCGACCTGTTCGTACTTCGGAATCCTCCTGCCGTTTTGCATTTTCAAAGCCTCCGCGCGGGCTTTTTCGTCGGCTTGCGACATTGCGTTTCTGCGCTCGCGCAAAGCCGCATACGCGCCGAAATCGTTGTTTTTGAGCGCGGCGGAAATCCCCGCGTCAACGGCGGCATAGGGAGAGGAAGCCTGCGCCTGCACACGGTCAACATTCATCAGGGCGTTGCGGCCGCTCTCCGCTTCGGAAATTTTCCGCGTAAGCTCCGAGTTGCGCATTTCGACGGCACTCAAATTCGCGTCGGCAATCCGCGCCCTGCGGTCGTAGTCCTCCTGCCTGTGGGCGGCGGCAAAACGCGCCGCGTCAAGGTTCAAGTCGGCCATTGCGGCATTGCGGTTGTAGGCGTCCGTGCCCCTGTCCCAAAGCTCCTGCCTGTGGGCGGCATTGAAACGCATATCGTCAAGACGCAGGTTTCCAAGCTCGCGCTCGCGCATTAGCCGCTCGCGGTTGAGTTGCTGAACGCCGCCGATGTTGTCGTTTCCGAAGTCCGCCGCAAGCCGCCCCAACGCCGAACCCTCCGAACTTAGCCGCGCCCGCATCATAACGGGCGCACCCGCCGCCGCATAGGCTGAATCCATCTTGCCAAAATTAGTATTGCCGAATTGCTCGTAGCGCATTTCAACACCCTGCCGACGGGCTAAGCGGTCAAGCTCGTTTGCGTTGAGCTGTTGCCCCATCATCTGCTTTATGGCAATCTTGCGCAAAGCCCTGTCGGGACGGTCAAGCCTCGCCGTGGCAAAGGCGTTGTTTGAGGAAAAATCGGGTAAAGACATAAATCAATCCTTTTGTTTGTTGTTAAAAATCATAACACGCGAAATGCGAAATGGACAAAATCGCTACCATTTTTTCAGCGGGCACTTGCTCGTCGCCAAACGCAACTTCACGCCCGAACAGCCGCACTTGCCGCATTTGCCAAGCCCGCCGAAAGCATTCGCATTCCAAAATTCGCAGGCGGCACAAATTCCCTTGCGCCCCTCGAAATCTTCGCCCGAAACAATCGGAAAGCCCGCCTTAGCCCATTGCGCGCCCGCCTTGACAACCGAAACAATCGGCTCGCCCAATTTCAAATTGATACCCTTAACCCGCATCTTCGCTTTCTCCTCCGCTTTCCGAAACCGCCTTTTCGCCGATGTTGCACGACGACCAGTCCGCATAGCAACAAACCATTTTGTCTTGGTCTGGCAAAATCTCGAGCGCATCCTTAATCGTGCCGCTCTCCGCCGTCGCCGTGAAGGAAAACGGATACTCTCTAATCTTCGCTTCCTTGTCCTCCTCCGAAACATCGTCGGCAATGGAAACCTCCACCGCATATATCGAAAACTGATACGTCCTGCCCTTGACCGTTCCGCTATACGCTACCGCAACCTTGCCCGCAGTTTGCGGAATCTCCCAGAATGGACTGTCGCAAGCCGCCGAGTTCGGGTTGCCGTCCTCGTCTTTGGGAATTTCCTGCGGAATCTTGGGATTGCTCATACAACTTTGCTCGTATGTATACCCGTCGGGCGGCTCGGGCGGTTCGGGCGAATCGTCGAAACAAAACGGCAACAAAACAAACTTCGTCGTATACTTTATCATACACGAAACCGATACGCACGCATCGCGCGACGGCACGAGAACCGCGCCGTAGTCGTCAACCGAACCCAAATTGTGGCAGCCGACGGGAATCGAAGAAAACGCGACCGCCATTTTAGACCCCCCAATAATAAAACGGACAGCTGTTTGCCGTACCGTCCGAGTTCGTATTGCTTTCCTTGCTCGTAATTATGTTCGACGTAAGCCAAGATTCGGCGACGGCATTTACAACCTTGCCAATCGGCACATAGAGCCCATTGTTGTTTTTCGTCGTTACGATTTTTTTGTTTATAACATCAATCCACACTTCAAAACTCCGCGCCGCAACCGAAACACCGTCAACCTTGTTCTGGTTTATGTAGCCTCCCGATACCGACCAAGAATTGCCGCTTCCCGAAATCTGAAAGGGCAGGTTGTCCCCGCCGTCGTCATACGAACGGCTCGAATAGTCCACCTCATAAGCCGAACGCGAAAGCTCCAACACGCCGCCGTAAACGGTCGTAGGCTCTACGCGCTCGGAATACGACTTCGCCCGCTCTGGCGCGGAAATCCCGCTCTGTTCCGAAACCCAACTGCCCGAATCGCGCAGATTCGGATTCGCAAACTCCGCACTTTTCGGCGCGGAAATCCCGCTCTGCTTTTCCACCCAACTTTCCGCCATAACTTAGCCTTTCATTTTAACGAAGAACGAAGAATTAAGAACGAAGAACTACATTCAACAGACCCTGCGCCGTCCGAAAGCTTTATGTTCATTCATAAAGTATTCGGCTTCGCCTGCGAGTGTCGAGGATTGCAAGGCAACGCCGTAGCAATCCCAGTTCTTCATTCTTCGTTCTTCATTCTTCATTCCCGTAATCGCCCGAGTCCAACCCGTCGGAACTCGTTTTGAGAAATACCGTTTTTACGACATACCAATCAATCCCGTCAACGTCGGTAAACGCGCGGCGCACACTGCATTCAATCGTCTGCCCGTCCGCCATTTTCTGGACATAGCCCTTATAACTTGCGGGCTCTCCCGTTTTCGGAACGTAGGAATAAACGGGGTTCGATTGCAACACACCGACGGAATTTGTGATATTGATGCCCTTGTACGTTCCGCCGATGCCAGAAATCGCGCCCGCCAACGCGCCCGAGACACTCTTCGAATCCACAACATACTTGCCCTTATCCTTGTCGTATCCGCCCGCGCGGAAGAATACCCAGTTTTTGACGTGGAACGGCACGACAAGCGCGGAATTTAACATCGAAGCCGACACAAGCTTTTCGGTAATTTTCGCCTTGTACTTGCGCACAGCTCCCACCGTTTCGATTGCGCCGCCCGCATAGTCTACGTCCAGACACCCCGCCCATCGAAAATCGATTATGTCGAAATACTCCCGCAATACATTCGCCTTCGAAACCGATACCGCCGAACCGTCGGTATTCACATACGCGCGCGTCGTCCATACAACGCCCGCATTGTCGTCGGTATAGTCGGCACTCCACGGCAGATTGACAGTCGCCGTTCCGCCGAAAAACGCGTCGCGCGGATTGTCGGAAATCGCCTTGCTCCCGACAAGCGCAGTGGGAAACGCAGGCTTCCCGCCCACAAGACCGACACCGCGAAATTCCACGCATTTAAGCCCAAGCTCCGCATCGAAAACCCGCGCCGAGAAAATCCTCATCTTGGTCTTTGAAACCGCTTCCGAAGGCACGCTTTTTGTATACACCGAACCGTCGCGGAAAACAATGCTCTTGGCAGTCCATACCGCGCCCAAAACGTCGTCGGCAAGCCGCGCCTCAAACGGAATGTTCGCGGTCGCCTCGCCGCCCCAAAACGCGTCGGAAGCCAATTCATACAGGCTCTTCCCCGATTTCAACGCCGTCGGATAAATCGGCTTCCCGCCGATAAGCCCCACGCCGTCGAAACGTACCACTTTCAAACCGTAATTCCAGTCGGAAAGCTCCGCCGCAAAAACGCGCCGCCTGTCCGCGTCAGAAATTTCCCGCGCGGATTCGTCCGCCACATACGCCGAACCGTCGCCGAACAAAACGCTTTTGCACGTCCAAGAGGGAATCTGCCTGTTCGCCCTGTGGTAGGAATATTGCGGCGGATACTTCGGGGCACTCGCGCCGTTGCGGAACGCAAAAAGCGGGTCGTCGTAAATCGTCCACGGCTCGCCCTTCGACGAATTGCCGCCCCGAAGAGCCGTAGGATATTCTGGCGCGCCCTCGCAAACGAACGAAGCCTCCAACAATCCGTACTGATTTTGTTGAAGGCTCGCCGCAACTACATTTTGGTTTTTGGAAAGTTCTACCATCTAAAAACTCCAATGATTTTGTCGATAGTCAGCGTCGCGCCGCCCGCCGCTAGCGCGACATACACCGCAAGCTTCGTGAAGCCCGCCTTCAGGTTGCGGATGTCCGACTTCAGCGCAATTATGTCGTGCTCGCCCTCGCGGATGCGCCCGCGCAGGGCTTCAAGCTCAATCGAAATCTTCGTACTGGTCGCGACAAACGCGGCTATCGACTGTTTGATTTCGGTCGTGTCCTCCTTGATGTGCTCGACATCCGACTTTAGCGATGCGATTTCCTTTTCCATTACCGTCTCTCAATTTCCAATTCCAATTCGTTTATGGTCTTCAACGCGTCTCTGCACCATTCGGGCGCGGCAACGCGGGCGGCTTCAAAGTCCGCGCGGTCGATAAGCCGCTTGGCGTTGTCCAAACGGGCGTGCATTGCACAGCCCGTCAGAACGAAGAACGAAAAACTAAGAACGAAGAACGCAAATAGATGTTTTATCCTAATTCTTAATTCTTCATTCTTCATTTTTAATTCCTCCGCCATCAATGGCGGAATCAACCGCCGCGTCCTTTTTCTGCTTTCGTCCAATGGCTTCGGCGACATTCGCGGCTTCCGCCATATCCAAGCCGCATTCCACAAGCTCCTTGAAACTTGGAAACGCCCTGAACAACGCCGCAAGCAACTGAATTATCGCCGAAACCATATCCGTCTACGCTCCGAAGAATCCCTTGATTATTGACACTACACCGTCAACCCAGCTTGTCGCGCCTTGAAGCACACCGCCGAGCACCACAAGAGCCGCGCCAATCGCCGCGCCTTTTTTCGTCAGAAACGCGCCGAGCGTTTCCTTCCACGTTTTCTTTTCGTCCGTTTTTGTTTCGTTTGCCATAACTTGCCTTTCTGTTTTTTGTTAAAAAAATCATTCCGCCGAATCGGTGCTTTCCCCCGCCGTTTCGCCCGCTTCCCCCGCTTCGCATTCGTCGCCCGTTTCCGCGTCTTCCGCCGTCGGATTTTTGAGCGCGGCATACGCGTCAGCCATACCCTGTATGACCTCGGCATACGGTTCTATTGCCGCAAGCTCGTCCCTTTCCTTTAGTTGAATCACACTGCGACCGAACGCGGTCTCAATGTATACGTTAACGCCCTTGATTTCGGCTTCGACACTCTGCGAAGTCCCGTTGATGTTTGTTGTCAGGTTTATTTTCATATTGTTTAATGAATAATGAAAAATGAATAATGAATAATTAGGCGACTGCGTCGCCTCGAGTCTCACTGGTGCTTCACTTGTTTTTATGATTGGTCATAGAATTTGCGGACTATTTAATATGTCTTGAATCTGATTTTTAATTTGTTAGTAGGAATACGATGAAAGTTCCCGACATTACCTATAGGACGAAATCTTTTGCCGTAAGAATATTCAAACTTGCCGAAGCTTTGCCGAAAAATTTCACGGGTAAAACTATAGCTTCGCAAATCGCCCGAAGCGGAAGCAGTGTCGCCGCGAACATTCGGGCGGCAAACTGTGCCAGAAGCAAAGCCGAATTTGTCTCCAAAATGCGCATCGCATTCGAAGAAGCAGATGAAACACTTTTCTGGTTGGAAATGTGCGAAGAGACAAAATTATTAACGAGCAGAAAAATGGAATCAATCAAGAGTGAAGCCGCAGAAATTACGAGTATCATTGTTGCCATAATTAAATCTTCTACAAAGCAATGAATAATGAAACGGTTGCGCCGAATATGTTCTCTATGGTGAATTTCAAAGCGTTATGACCGACTATAAAACCAAATGGAAACACCTGTGAGAGTATAGGGCGCGGATGCGCCCTCGTTTTTTCATTTTTCATTATTCATTTTTCATTCTAGTTGCAGTTTACGCAGTTGCATTCTCCGCCGTGTACGCCGCGCTGAAGGCGTTGTACATTTGCTTTATAGCTTCGTCTTTGTCGCCTTTTACGTCGCCGTAAACGGTCAGATGGTTTTCGTTGCCCGAAATGTCGCGTACCTTGCCCCCGAACGAATAGTCGGCGGCGGCGAGTATGCAGCGTTTTTCGGCAGTCGAACTTTGCAATGAAACGGGTATGGCTTTACCGTTGTAATAATCGTCCACCGAGTACGGCGCGCCCGCCGCCGACACATCGAAGTTGAAGATTACAAAGCGGCTCGCCTTGCCCTCGAAGTGTCCGAATGACGAAAACGAAGATGTGCTGTGATTGTCGGCTATGTCGAAAAATCCCACTTTGCCGCCCGAAACCCAATTAAGGTTTTCGCTCTTTGTTGTACCATAACCGCTGATTGTTGCTTTGAGCGCGTCATTGACATATATATACGCTTTCGACGGGTCGGCGGATGTTCCCGCTCCGAAATGGATACAAATACAAAGCACATATTTCCCCGCAGGAATAATCGAGTTGTCCGAACCGCCGAATATGTTCTCGACGTTAACAACATTGCCGAACGCGTTCAGGTATGTATTCTGCCCATCGCCGTATGTTATTTGCAACACATTGGTATTGCTCCGACTTCTTAATTGACACCAAACACCGCCGTACGCAAGGCTTGAGCTGCGTATTCCGTCGCTTCCGAGATTAAGCCACAGCGCAGTTGTGTCATTTAAATTCCAGTCTTCGTCAAGTTCGAGGGTCATACAATATGACCTGTCCACGATTCCGTACATCGGGTTGCCAGTGGTCTGCAATGCGCCGCCAGATGTGCCGAAGTTGAATGTACCGACATCGCTTTTGCTCGCGGCAAGGTCGGAAATCTTCCCGTCAACCGCCGCCTTCGAATAGACGCTAAGATTTTCTCGCGCATCACTTACGCTGTTTAAATCCTGTAAATTCGCGGCTTTCTTCACCGCGTCGGCGTATGAGGAAACCCCGCCGAACCAAGAATTATTGAAGCCCATCTTAACACCCGCTTCCTATCTGGCTTGCGAACGCCGCCGTGGCGTTGCCCGCATCGCCCGAAATTATCGTTATAAACGGCACAAGCTCCGCCGCAAAAGTCGGGTGGTCGTCCGAAAGGAACTGATGCCCGTTCTGCGCCGAAACCGCCTGCCCGTCGAAGCGAATCCAAACCGCCCCGAAAAAGTCGAGCAACACATATTCCGTGTTCGCGTCGATTTCGAGCAAGTCCGCCAAACGCGTGCTCGCCGTCGGAATCGAAATTTTTTTGCCCTTTACCAAATTCCCGTCCCTGCCGTACACAGGGCGGAATTGGATTTCCGTGTTTTGTATCTTAGCAATCGCCATAGCAATCCCTTTCTCCCGCTACATTTGTTGAAAACATTTCATACCTGTAAATTTCCTCGTCCTTCACCCGCTCCGCCTTTGCCATTACACTTTCGGCTTCCTCGTGCCTGTTGACCGAACGCAGCCAGTCGCTGTGAACGGCAAGCTGCACATACCGCTTCATAAAAACGGGAATCGAAAGCCTCAACCCCGTGAAGCCGTCAACGCCGCTTTCGTCGAACGACGGCGCAACAGCCTTGTACCTGAGCCATACCGACGGCATAAACGGCAGGGACGAAAGCCCCAGCCATAGCCCGCCGCCCTGCGCGGAATCGATTTCCGTCCCTGCGGGAAGCTGAATCTCCGCCTCTCCGTTGTATAGGTACGCCCGAAGCGCATAAAACAAATCACTTCCCCAAGAGCGCACAACGTACACGTCGCCCTTGCGTAAAACCGCGTCGCGGAAATTCGAAAACATTCTGCCCGATAAATCCGCAACGCCGCCGTCCGAACCCGCGCGGTAAACCGAACCGTCCGAACGCATAAAACACATACCGTCCACAGAGTCCAAACCCGCCTTAGCCGCTTCCCCCAACGCAAAAAGCCTCGAAGCCTTTTTCTCCGAAACCCAAAGCCAGCCGTCGTTTAGGATAAAGTCCTGCACCCTCGCATTGAAACGCGCCCGCGCGTCGCCGTCGTAGAGGCGCACCTTGTCGCCCCAGTCCACGACACACGGAAGCGGAACTACGCCGTCCGAACAGACGCACAGCCCGTCGGTCGCCACACATTGAGACCACTCCGCCGCGCGCCAAATCTCGCGCAAACGGTCGTTGAACCAGCCGTTGAACTTGCCCGCAAGCTCCGCATTCTCGCCGAAACTCTCGTCAAGCCCTATGTCGCGCTTGAACTGCGAATACATCTGCGCATATGTGGTAGTAGCCGCCATCTTTAAAATCCGTTGAAAATCCTGCGCTGGGGCTTTTTAGCCCTGCACGCGTCGTTGTCGCGGGCGAACTCCCTGATGAAAGTTTTGTCGTCCCAACAGCCCTTGTGGAGAACGTCCCACGCAAAGAAGATTTCGGGGTCAAGCTCCAGCATAGGCTCGCCCAGAACGGAATACTTGTCGGGGGCGAGAGCCTCCGCAACGTGGGCAATCTGCCTTTGCCTGTGCTCGAAATCGAAACGCCGCTTTTCGTCCTTCGTGAGCGCATAGCGCAAAACGCGGTCGAGGCTTTCCGCCGCCGACTCCGAAATGTTTGGTACAATTATCTCCTGCATAAGTTTATAACGTACAACGTAGAACGTGGAACGTAGAACGTAGAATGAATTGCGGCATTGGCATAGTCGCCGCAAGAACAACACATCAAGTTTGCGCCGCTAACGCGGGCAAACCCAATACACTCGCAGGCGTTCCTGATAGCTCTACGGCAAATCATAAAAACATCGGGAAACACCAGTGAGACTCGCGGGCGGTTTACCGCCCCTCGTTCTACGTTCCACGTTCTACGTTCTACGTTCATATTAAATCCGAGAAACGGCGGGGCTTGGCTCGCTGTTCCAAACCCCGCCGCGCTTATTGTGCTAACAGCAGGAAACAACCTGCAAATATACCTTCAATTCGCCGTCGGCGATACCCGAGGGCGAACCCTTCGACGCTTCGGTTGCGACTTCCAGCACAACCTCCGAGACCGCGCCGCCCGTAGCCTTTGCGGGAACGAAGCCCGCCGTCGGGGCTTTGATGCCCGCCGCCTTGATGTTTTGCGCGGCGACAAGAGCCACAGCGTCCGAGGAACTGCCGAGGGAAGCCGTCAGCGTGCCGTCCTCCACCGTGAACGCCTTTTTGACATTGAGAGCCACGCCCTTTACCACACAGCCCGTCGGAATTTTGCAAAGCTGCAAACTCACCGAGTCGCCCTTTGTTGTGAGCGAAGCGTCCGCAATGTCGGAAGCTTTCACCGTGAAAACGTCAGTCCAACCGTTGACCGCCGATTCGTTTATAGAGGCGGGACACCCCGCCATACGTCCAATTTTCTTAAAATGGTCTGCCATAATTTTTGCCTTTCATTTTTTAACGTAGAACGTAGAACTAAGAACGTAGAACGGGGATTGCTTCGGCGTTGCCTTGCAATCCTAAGCACCCGCAGGCGTTTCCGATAGCTCTACGACAATCCATAAAAACATTCGGCAACACCAGTGAGACTCGCGGGCGGTTTACCGCCCCTCGTTCTACGTTGTACGTTCTACGTTCTACGTTCATATACGTTTCTTTTCTTGTTCGAAAAAACCCTAAACAAACTTGCCCATCGCTTTCGGGCATTCGTTTATGATTGTGTACTTCGCCCACGTCGCGCCGCGTCTGCCGCCGCCGAGGTCGGGATACTCTTCGCTCCAAACGTCCTGATTGAGCGAGATTGAGAACTTGTCCATATCCAGCAGATAGCCGCGTCCGCGAATAGCGTCGGTGAGCTGCCCGCCGTTCGTCATACCGAGGAACAGGTCGGGAATGACAACCACAATTCCGAAGTCAGACTCGTAGATTTTCACCGAGCATTCGATTTTCTTCGAACCCGCCATAAGCGTAGTGCGGAGAATGTTGTTCGACTCGCCGTTCGTGCGGCTGAACCCCGTGATTGCACGTTGAAGCGCGGGCATCGCAAAGAGCTTGAACTTCGCGTTCGCATTGCCCGTTCCCTCGTACGCGGCTTGAAGCACAGCCCCGAAAGACTTTTCGTTGAGCGCGCTCGTCGTAGCCTTTGCATTCGCCGACATACGGGCATTCTGCGGAATGTTTTCGTTGTCCGCGTCGAGGAACGCGCCGAGCGCGCGCATATGGTTTCCCTTTTTCTCGTCAATCCATTCGGCTTCTTGGTCTGAGCCGATGGCCGCTTCGATGTCGCGTTTAAGCTCGATTGCCGAAAGCATCTTCGCGCGTCCCACTTCGTCCTTTACGCCCGCGGGGTCTGCGTCGTTCTGCTGTCCGCGCGAGACTTTCCACGCCCTGTGCTGAATCTGCGTGCGCTGTTGAATGACCGTGCGGTTCTTCGCCTTGTTGTCGAACTCGTCAACGTCGCGTCCGTCCGCAATCGTGTCGGTGCTTACGTCGTCGAGATTGTCGGCATAGTATTCGAAAACGTCGCTTCGAACCTTTCTGTACTTTCTCGCCGTCGAGAATATGGGAGTGGACGTGGGGTCGCATAGCGTGAGTATGTCGAGCTTGTCCATTCTGTTGTTGATGACATTGTATTCCGTGGCTTGTGCCATAGATAAAACCCTTTCTTAATCAAACATTTTGCTTGCGAAATCGAGTTTCACCGAACCGTCTTCGTTGAACGCGTCGGGTTTGGGCGCAACCTGCGCCGAATCCGACGGGGCGGCGGGCGGAATAGTCCGCGCCGCGCCCTTGCCCGCGCGCTTTTCCCTGTACTTTGCCTCTATTTTCGAAGCCGTCAGTCCGCGCCAAGCATAGTGCAAAAGCACCTTTTTGTTCGCCTCGAAGAACCTGTCCGAAAGCTGTTCGTTTATCCATTCGTCCTCCGCCGAACCCTCCTTGAAGTCGGGAAAAGTCTTCGCAATCAGCGCGTCGTTTTCCTTGGCCTTTTCCGCGAGAGTCGAACCGAACGAAAGCTGCCCGCGCTTCGCGGGAATGCGCTCGTCCAAGTCGGCGTTGAGGATTTTCAAATAGCCCGCAACCTGCTCCCTCGTGTAGACGTTTCCGCCGATTTCGAAGTCGGGGTCGGAAGACGAAAGAAGCGCAAGCACCTTGTCGCGCTCGGCTCTCGTGTCCGCCGTAAATTTGTCCAACTCCTCAACCGTGGCTATCCTGTCCACGGGGTTTTCCTGCTGCGTGTTTTCCCGTTTATGCTCCGAACGACCGCTTTTGAGGGCTTCGATTTCGCTTTCAAGCTCCCTTATCCTATCGTCCTTAGCCTTTTTCTGCGCCGTAAGCTTGTCCACGCGCTTCTGCCAACCGCGCGCGCTCCGCTCAAACGGGTTGCCCGCGTCGGTGTCGGCATTGCCGCCGTCCTGCCCGCCTTGCCCGCCGTCTTCGCCCGAAGCATTGCCGCCGTCCGATTCTCCCGTACCGTCCTGCGAAGTCCCGTTTTCGTCGGAAGTTCCGCCGCCGTCCGTTTGAACGTCCGTATCGTCCTGCCCCGTTCCGCCGCCGTTGCCGCCGTCGGAAGTTTCGCGCGCCGCGTCCGTTTGCGTATCGTTGCCGTCCTCCGCAAACGCGGAAGCAAGCATTGCCTGTGCGTCGATGTCGCCTACTGCCCCGTCCGCATTCGCGTTGCCGCTCGGCGCGGAAGAAACCGATTTATTTTGTGCGTCTTGCATATTCAGATTTTGTGTTGAGATTCAGAACTCGCAGTCCCGCCGAAGCGGAACAGACCTTTGAAAAACTTCGCAATTCCCGATACCGCGCGCGCCTTGCGCCCGTACCGCGCTTTCGAAAAAAGCCGCTCGCCTATGTACAGCTCCACCTCGCCGCATTGCGCCTTTTCCAATGCTTCGTCGATAGAGGAAAGCAGGAACTCGTACTCGTAGATTCGCCCCGAAATTTTGAGCATATCGTCGGCATTCGTGCTCGCGGCGGCATCACAAACCGCCTGCTCCTTGTTGCGCACAAGCCATTCCACAAAGAAACGCGCCTCGTCGTTGAGGACAATAGCCCGCACCGCGCGGACAAAGGGGTCTGCCGTTTGATTCTCACTCATCAGACAAGCCCTCCTGTCTTTTTAACGTAGAACGTAGAACGAAGAACGTAGAACGAGGCGGCAACGCCGCCTAAACACTCGCAGGCGTTTTCCAAAGCTCTATGACAAACCATAGAAACATAGGGAAACACCAGTGAGACTATCGGGTTTGCCCGCGTTAGCGGCGCGAACCCCCGTTCTACGTTCCACGTTCTACGTTCTACGTTCATCATCTCACAGCCTCCATACCGCCGTCCGCAAAGCCCGCGCCCGTCAAGCCGCTGTCGCTCGCCAAGCCGCTCGCGGGTTCTGCGCCGATGCGCCCGATGACCGCGTTCTTGTCCTGTTGCATTTGGAATTGAAGCTGCTTGGCGTAGTTTTGAAGCGCGTTCGCAAAGTCCGCGTCCTGCGCAAGCCGCGCCGCCACGCTCGGAGTCTGCGCATACTGCTGGACAAGTTGCAGCCTAAGCTGCGCGTTGCAGTGCTCGGGCGCATTCACTGGCTGCGCCGAATAAATCGCCGCCAAATCGCCCTGCGTCTCCAAGACCTCGCGGCGGTAGGAATCCTCCTCCGTCGCCACAAGATACTTCACTTCGTCGGGGAACATCCGCGAAAGCAGACGCTTCAAAAGGCGCGAAGTGTTCACCGAACCCGTCCTGTCGAACGCTCCGATGAACTTCGCGGCCACGTCGAACTTCTTCAAAAACAGGTCGAAGTTTTCGTCCTGAACGTCGAAGACGATGGTGAAAGAAAAATCCGCGCCCGCCGCGTCGCGCTCGATTTCCACGAGCGAGCCGTCGGGTTCGTCAACGGGCGTAAAGAGGGTTCTGTCCGCGCCGAACGCCCGATAGAGAAAATACACCTGCTCCAAGACGCGCGAACACGCCGCAAAAAATCCGTCAATAAACTTCTGCTTTTTGATAGAGATTTCGGAATTTGCAGTCTCCCCGTCGGAACAGCCGAAACGCGCCATAAGCTCGGCTTTGAGCTGCGCCTCCACATTCTCGGAAACGGCGGCATTGCCCGAAGAGCGGAACTCCTCCATAATCTTGAAGTCCGCCCCGCTTACGGGAATCCAGACCCCTGGGCGGTACTCCGTGGGCTTTCGCCCCGCGCGGTAGAGCTTGGGCGGATTTATCTCAATGCTCGTCCTGTCAATGCGCGCGTCCTTCTGCGTCTTGATTTCGCGCTGTCCGCCCTCGGCGATTTCCGCAACGCCCCGACTGTCGAAAAGCTCGCGCTCCACATTCTCGCGCGTGTACGCAACAAAGGGGAAACGCTGGGGTTCAACCTCGTACTCGCCAGCCTCCGCATATAAATCTCCGACCGACGGCGCAAACACGCAATAATACAAGCCGACAGTCCCGTCCGCGCCCCGCGCCTTGTAGTAGGCAGTGCAAATTTCCACGCGCTTGTAGTCGGGCTTGGAGGCGGAAACAATGCTCGCCGAATCGGGAACGTCGTCATACTCGCCCTTTGCGTTCAACGCCTGTTCCGTAAAAGCCTTGTCCCAGCCCGCCGCATCCGCGCGCGCCCTCAAATCTGCGGGAGAGAGCCACTCGCGCACAAACACATACGGCGCACTCTCCAAATCGTCCACATTCTTGGGGCAGAAGAAATCCACACCCACGCGGAACGCCCGCAAACGCACCCTGTCCGAAACCACACGCTTTACGCGCCGCGTAGCCACTCCTACCGTCTTCAACTGCGCAAGGAACATCTCCGCTTTCGCGCGCGTGGGAACGTCGTAAAATTCCATAACGTCGGCAATCGCGCCCTCGCTGGGCGTGCCGTTCGTTTCGTCCGTAATGTAGGTCGCAACGTCGGCACTTGCCGCCGCCACTTCCCCAACGCCCACCGACTCGTCGACAAAGCCCTCGCGACGCTCCCAGAATACGCCCATTACGGACTTCCCGTGAGTCAAGCCCCATTGAAGCCACAACTCCGTTTCGCGCCTCGCCTCGGGAATCGCCGACTTAAAATACCACTCCGCAAACTGCGAAATCCTGCCCGCCATTTCATAGTCTCCGCCCGTACGGGGAATCGCCGTAATGCGCGCCTTGAAAAGCGAACGCATAGCCGAAGCCGCCAAAGACTCTATGATGTCGTCAACAACAAAGGTTCTCAAATCGCTCGCGCCGTCCCACGGAAAGACCTTGCCGTTTTTGTCCGCGTGCTTCCTGCCGTCGGGCGACATTCCCGCCCATTGGCAATAGCGCACGTCCTGCATACGGCGGTAGTAGGCCGCCGCGTCCGAAAGGTCGTTTTTCGCGTTTTTGTAGAGACCTATAATGCGGTTCACGTCGGGCTTTCCGCCCGCCTGCAAAATGTCGTCTCCGTCTGTGGTTTCGCCGTGCATACCAACGATTCTGCCACACGAAAAGAAAAATGGATAAAAATCGGGTATTCGGCGACAATCGGCGACAATCGGCGACAAATTGCCGCTCGCCCTCGCGCGCGCGCGCGCGTAAAACGCCGCCATATGGAAAATATGGAAATGTTCGCCCCTGCGGAACTTAGCGAATGCGAAAACATACCCGCCGCCGCAATGGAGAAAATCCGCTCCGACGAAGAGGCGGGACGCTATACCGCACAGGGAATCAAGAAACGCAAACCGCAAATCTACCAAGCCGCAATGGCGCTAATCGGCAGCGGACTTCCGTTCACCTATATCGCCGAAGTGCTCGGCGTGCATTTCTACACGGTCGAGGCAATCGCCCAATCCGAACCCGAATATATCAATAAATGCAAGGAACGCCTTTCCAAAATGGGCTTCGCCATCTCGGAACGCGTAATGGGCAAAATCGCCGACAACCTCGAAAACCTGAGCCTCAGAAAAACCGACGAATTCTATAAGGCAACCCTCATCGCAAACAAGCTTTCCGAAACCGCAAACCTGCTTTCTGGCGGCGCAACAGAGCGCGTCGTTATAGAGGAAAAGAAACAATACAATTCGGCGGAAGAGTTCGAGCGCGACATCTGGAAGGAGGGCACAATAGATGTATAACCTCGTAGAACCCTATAAACCGCGCCACCCCATATTCACGCTTCCGCGCGGACAACGCCTGCGCGAACTCGTGGAAAAGCTTGGAGAAGCCGAATTTAACCGCCGAATGGAAATCCGCAACGACCGCATACGCGCGGCGGAGCGCGACCCCCTGCGCAACGGCGTACGGCTCAAACAGTGGGCAATGGTGGAGGAACGCCTGAAAACCGATAAAATCGTAATCTGCCTCGGCGGCAACCAAAGCTCCAAATCGGAACTTGGCGCATACCTTACCGCCCGCACACTCTGCTACGGCGCGTGGTGGAAAAGCGGCGATAAGCCCGTAAAGGTAGCCTGCCTGCATACGCTCTCCGATTCGTCCGTACGCCAACAACAGCCCTACATCTATAAATACCTGCCGCCCGAATGGCGCAATCTCGGCAAAGTCGGACGCATAACCAACATCTGCTACACGCAGAAAAACGGCTTTTCGCAAAACGCGTTCATCACGCCCGACGGCGACGAATGCTCGTTCTTCAACTACCAGCAGGACATCGACGCCATACAGGGCTATACGCTCGACTTCATCTGGGCTGACGAACTTCTGAACGGCGAATGGCTCAAAGAACTCCCGTTCCGCACAATGGCGCGCAACGGCAGAATCCTCATCACCGTAACATTGATTCACGGAATGATAGGGGCGATAAAGCAGGTTCTCGACTACTGCACAATCAAACAGACAGTCCCCATCAACCCCGAACTCTTCACCGACGTTAGCGAAACCTCCAAACTCGCGCGGGGCTGCCCGCCTATGCACGTTCCGATTCTCGCCGTGGACGAACGCACAAAGAAAAGCGTCATCTGGCTGCATACCGAAAACAACCCGTTCAACCCGAAAACGAATTTGATGGATTCCGTCGCAAATAAGCCGCGCGAATACGTCCTTATCCGCGCCTACGGCTATTGCGAATCAACGGCAATCTCCGCATTCCCGAAATTCGACAAACGCATACATTGCATTACTCCCGAAAAGTTCCGCGAAGTGCCCGAAATAAAAGAGGGCAAATACACAGTCTATATGTCCGCCGACCCCGGGGGCGCGAAGCCGTGGGTTTTCAAATATTACGCCTGCACACAAAGCGGCTTTAAGTTCCTCATCTACGAATCGCCCGACTTCGAAGAGTTCGGCGCGTGGGCTGAACCGCCCGATAAGGACACCCCGCACCCCAAATGGAAACGGGGCGCGGCACACGCGGCATATAGCGGGGCAAGCATAATCGCCCTGAAAAAACTCTTCAAAAAGATAGAGACCGAAACACTGCCGAAAATTCTCGGACGCAAAAGCCCGCCCGACATCTTCGAACGCTATATCGACCCGCGAATGGGCGCAATGACAGTTCCCTCTGCCGAAAACGAAACATCATTTATCGACCTTATGGAAGACGAACAAATAGTGGGCGGCAAGACCGAGGGCGAACCCGTGCACTTCATCGCCGCATACAGCGGGGCGAGCGGACACTCCTCAAACCCCGTGGAGGCGTCGGTTTTCATCATCAATAACGCGCTCGACTATAACCCCAAAGAACCGCTTTCAATGTCGAATACCCCGCATTTCTTTATCCTCACCACCTGCCAAAATTCCATAACCACCTATGAAAACTACTCCCTTGCAAACAGCAAAGACTGCCCGCTTAAAGACTTCCTCGACCCCGACCGATACTTCCATAATATGGACCCGCAATATATCGACCCCTCCGCCGACCTGTACGTCGAAGAATTTCAAACGGGAAGCTACTGACAGCCCCGATAAAATCCTCTCAAAACTCCTGCCCGCCCGCCGCCGATATAGCCGAATCGAACTGTCGCGACAGACTGGGTTAAGCTATTCCCAACTTAAATATACCGAAACCACAGCCCTGAAAAAACTGCGCAATGAAAACCGTAAACGAACTAAATAAACTCTCTGCGGAAAAGTTTTCCGAATACGCCAATACAAAATGCACACTGCGGGAACTGACGGAATTTGCCGCGTCGGAAAACTTCGCCATACTCAAAAAGCCGTACCGCTTGGAAATCCAGCAAATACTTTTCGAGAACTACGGCAAAACGCTTCCCGAAAACATCGCGTGGGAACTGCTGTCCGAATCGGAAATGCTGGGGCAAATCACGGGCAATATGCCCAACCCCCGCTACCGCAAGGCAAAGATAGACGTAAAACTTCTGGGCTATAACATCACGCTAATAGGAATCGTGAAAGTCCCGAATAACGCGCGCCACGGCTATAACAGGGGCACATACGCAAAACTCAAAATCACCAAAGACGAAAACATCTTCGAACTAATCAACGTAGAACGTACAACGTAGAACGTAGAACGGGGATTGCTTCGGCGTTGCCTTGCAATCCTAAGCACCCGCAGGCGTTTTCGATAGCTCTACGACAAATCATAAAAGCATCGGATAACACCAGTGAGACTCGCGGGCGGTTTACCGCCCCTCGTTCTACGTTCTACATTCTACGTTCTACGTTAATATTCATTCTGCGCTCCCAATCCGCCCGCGCGTTGTTTTCATAATCGAAACAATAACGCTCACAATTTCATTAGCTTCACGCATCAGTCCGCCGACCTTTCGTTCGGATATACACTCCGCTTCAATACACATTTCAAGCCAAAATAAAGTCTCGTCCGCTTCCTCGTACGCAATTTGCATTTTTGCCAAAAATTCGGATTTGCTCCGTGCACATTCGGCGGCGCGTAAATTGGCGGCAACACTGCTACCACTACGGGCAATCTGCGCGGCAATGGTCTTGCCCGTAAAGTTGCGCGGCAAAGCCTCGGCAAGCTTAAATATCCTAACAGCAAACGCCTTAGCCCTCAAAGTAATCTCTGCATTCTTCATACAAGAAAACATAAAAACACGGCAAGCACGGGCAATAAAAAAAAGGCGTTCCCGAACGCTTCAAGAAAAAGCATAAAACATTCGGCAACGCCTGCGAGAGTCAAGGGCGGCTTTGCCGCCCCCGTTCTACGTTCTACGTTCTACGTTCCACGTTCGTTAAAACGGTTCTTCGACATCGGCAGCCGCGCCGCTCGGCTCTTCGTCCGTTCGCGGCGCGCTTCTGCGCTCGTCTGGCGGAGGCGGAGCGTCGTTTCTGCGCCCGCCGCTTACGAACCCGAAATTGCGCACGTCGCACACAAAATGGGCTTCGCGCTTTTCGTCCGTGTACTGGCGCAAGTCGCCGCTCACTACAATCGGAGAACCCTTTTCGAAGAACTTGGATATATTTTCCGCGTTCTTGTTGTAGGCAACGCACCATAGAAACGTCGGCTCGTCCTCCTTGCCCGCATTGCAGGCTACCGTAAAGCGCACGACGGGCGTACCGCTCTTTGTTCTTTCAAGCGCGGGAGTCTTCGTCAAATTCCCGCAGGCTGTAATCGTAGGTCTCATATTCTATCGTTCCTTTTGTTTTGGGTTAAAATTCCGCGCAACGCCGACAACACAGCCGAGCCACGCATAGCTTACCTTTTTTACGCGCACCCGCAAACCGAGCTTGCGAGCCACCTTGTAAAAAAGCTTTCTGTCCGCGTCCGATTCCAAACGCACGGGCGCGACGCGCGAACTTTCCACAAGCCGCGCCATATACTCGAAGCGCGAAAGCATTTCCTCAAACACCATAAAAACTTTCCTTCCGTTTTGAACACAACCCCCCGAACATTTCCGCCATCTTTACGATAGCCCATAAAAACACGCGGCAACGCCTGCGGGAGTCGCGGGCGCGAACGCGCCCCAATTCTTCATTCTTCATTCTTCATTCTTCGTTCCTTAACGTGTTCCCCGTCGTCAACGGCGACAAACGGCAATTCTGGGTGAACTGCAAACTCCACAAGACAGAGGTTGGCAATGTCCACCAAATGCTCGCGGTTCTTGTCCGCCTCGTACAGCGCAAGCCGCTTTTTAATGCTTCCCACATTGTCGTACTTGTGCCTGCCCACCTGCGCGGGAAGCGCGCCGTAGCGGAAATACCCCATCGCCATTCGGTTTCGCATAGCGTCCTCGAACTGGCGCGACCATTGCATTTTATAGATTTCGTCGAGCGACGGCGCAGGCGCACAGGGTGGGAAAATTCCCGCGCGCGCCAAGAGCCGCCCGCGAATCGCGTCGTGCTCGCACATCGGGTGAACGTCATTCATCTTTTCCCCCGAAAACGCACCTGTCCCACGCCTGCAACATAAAGCTTTCCGCCGCCGACGCTTCGGCAAGCAATACCAAAAGCCGCAAAACGCGTTCCCGTTCGACATTGCCCTTGTATGCTTCCATAGCTCCAGCGCGCGCCAAGTTGAGGTTCGCCCTGAACTGCCTGCCGCATTGCATAATTTCGCAACCCTGCCGCGCAAATTCAATACGCTGCTTGAAGACGGACTCCATTTCGTCCATTATGGCTTCCTGCTTCGTTTCGTCGTCGTTTAGCTTCATTTGTTTTTCCTCCTCCTGTCTGTCATAATCCGAGCAAGCCTGCTCTTGTGGATATGCGTTTTCGGTTTCGATTCCTGCGGCGCGGGGCGGACAATCTGCCCGCGCGCTACCGCTCTTTCTATAAGCTCCTTGTTCGTCATCTTATAACCTTTCCGCCGAAAGAATGTTTTCGTACATCGAAAATATCGGGATTCTCACGCCAATCAGACGCAGACGGTAGCAATCGCCTTTCCGAATACGCGCGTAGACATCGGAGGAATCGAACTTCAAACGCAGAAACTCGTCCTTGTTCGCATAGACGCCAGTGTTCGCGTAAATCAGATAAAACGAACCGTCCTTGTCCACCTTTACGGCTTTGTCTTCGATTCGGCAGATAACTTCGTGGTCGTTGAATACAAATAGATACAACGCCGCAAGACCTATAAAGCCCAATATAAGCACAGCCAACCAATCTCTCCTCATTTCTCGTCCTCCCGTTCTTCGGCTTTGCGTTTAAACAGTCCGTAAACCGCATTCGCACACAGCAATTCGTCGGTTAGGTACAACATCAGCCCAATCAAAGCCAATCCCACGCCGCAGTTTAGGTTGCCGCAAAAACAAAATCCCGCGCCGACAAACACGATTATTTGTCCGACAATACATTCAATCATTCTGTACTTGCTCATCTTTCGCCTCCTTAAAATCTTTCCAACGGATAACAACCATTTCGAGTTCTTTCTCTACATATACATTATAAAAAAACATAAAAAAATCGCGCACGCCATCAAAGCCGTCCCGACCCGACAAATCTTCCAAATCTGAATAATACAACAGAAAATCTCCAAGCGGAGTATGCGCTTCAACCCAATCGTCCACCGATTGGAGCGTTATCGGCGTAATACTCTCCACGACCGCTTCGCCAAGCTTGCGGCATTGTTTCGTCCGCAAGCCCGTATATAAAGTGAGCTTGTCGCCCACCTTGACGTTTTTCCATTTCGGCGAAGCGCGGCGGATAGTCTGCCGCTTTTCGCCCGCCAAAATTTTGTCGATAAAAACCGTAAAATTTACGTTCATTTTACCGCCTTTCCCTTCGTAGTATTTGCACGCCGCTTTTTCGCGCAAATTGCCTTGCGTTCAGAAAGTTTTGCGCCAACTACTATTTTTTTAGAAACTGGTACTTCGTTAGTACTTGGAACGTCGGATTCAATTTTCAAACCGAAAACCGAACGCGAAATCGCACCAATAAACTGAATGCACCAACCCGCAACACTTGCGCGCGACAGCGGCGAACCCTCGCGAATCAGCATACTGCGAATGTCGCCACCGCCTCCGTTGATGACAAAATAAATCTCCGTTCTGTCGTCGTACGTCGCCACCTTGAAATAGCACGGGAAGCCCTCAGCCCTGATTCGGTATGTGTCGTATTTCATTGCGCCGCCTCCTTGTTTTTGAATGCTTTTTTTCGGTCGTTTTCGTACAAAACGTTATTCAAACCAAGCAACATATCCCATTCGACATTGATACTATCGTTGAATGCTTCCACTGCCTTTCGCATTTGGGGGCTGTATTCGTCTACTTTCAACAACGGCACTTTTTTTACCAACGTTTCGTAATTGGCATTTAGTGTTGCCAAATGCAATTTGCCTAAATTCAGCTCTATAAGCTGTTTGGCGACTTCCACTCTCACTTGAAATAACCTTTCGAGCGTATCAAACAATTTTTTTGTCGGAATTTTACTTTTCATCACCGACCTCCATTTCCCAAGTGTACACGTCGCCGTCAATTCTCAAACGCACGCCCTCAAAGGGGAAAGCGTATTTCCAACGGGCAAGAAGCTTAGACCCTGGGTGTCCCGACAAAAAGCGAGGTTCGCCGAGTTGCGCAGCGCATTTTCCCGCATACTCTCCGTTCGTCCATTGTTTCCCGTCATCGGAAAATGAGCAAAATTTCCCGATTTCCAACTTTCTGCCCGTCGAGAACTGCTCTTTCGAAATCCACCCAATAACCTTATCAAGGTATTCGTCGCGCTCGTCATTTGAGTCGAAATATCTCGTGGCAATTCCATTGGTATGTTCCGCTTTGTTGAGCGAAATCCAAACGGCACTATCGGCAAAATCCAAACCGTATCCGATAAATCTAACACAATCCGATTCTTCAAAGAACTCTTTGCCCTCAACGCCAAGCTGTTGCCCTACAAGCACACGTTCGAATTTAGCAAACCGAATTACAAGTTTCTTTGTCATCGCCTTACCTTTCGTCTCCGTCGCCCTTGATTACGCCGCGCGCGGCTCTGTCGCGCAGCTTTGCAATGTTGATTTCCGCGACCTGTTCGAGCGTGTAGCCATACCCTTTGGCAAGCCCGCCGACCTCAAAAACGATGTCGGCTAAATGCTCGTCTTCGCAGTCCAAAAAAACACCTACCCAATAGACGAGCAACCGCATTATAGTTTCGTCGAACCTGTCGTCGTCTACTTCTTCCGAAAAACAATTTTTGAGTTCTGCGGAAAAATTCGCGTCATTGTTTTTGTCATAGTAGTCCGCCAAGTTCGCGACAAACCAAAGTATGTCGCTCAGTTCTTTGATAAACGCCTTTTCGTCAAACACGCCGTCGCGCCTGCGCTTTGCAAGCTTGCCCGCCGCTTCGCCGACCTCTGCAATGAGTCCCAACGTCAAGTATTCTTCGTTGTCCGCCGTTTCCGTCCTAAACGATACGGCTTGTTTTTGGTATTCTTCAAATGTCATTTTTATCCTTATTTTTGTTTTGGTTAATCATACCCACGGATTGCCAATAAAACTTTCGGCAACGCCTGCGGGAGTCGCGGGCGCGAACGCGCCCCAATTCTTAATTCTTCATTCTTCGTTCTTCGTTTCTTTCACAAATTCTTCGGCATTCGCCACCGCCTCGCGGCAGTTGTCAAAAACCATATTTTCCGCAACCGTTATGAGCTTGCTAAATCCCTCCGCGCGAAATTCGCAGTACACCTTGTACCACATACCGCCGCGCGCGTTCAGACACACAAGCTTCACAGTTCCCTCGACAACTTGGCAAAGCCTGCCGTAGCCGAAGTTTTCACACGGCAACACCACAAATACCCTGTCGCCTATTAGGGGTTTCGAACGCGCGCAAGGCGCGTCCACACACATTACTTCATTGTTTTCCATTGTTGTTTCCTTTGTTTTTTGGTTAGCACTAAGTTGAAATTCAAATCCCCAAATCGCCCATCACTGGGCTTCCCTCCACAAAATGCCGAATCGGCTTGCCGTACTGGTCGCGAAACTGCTTCGAGCGCACGTCAAACCAAACCTGCTTGTACGCCAATTCGCCCGTCCCGTTGCGCTGCTTGCCCACAAAGAACGTCGCGTCCGCCTCCGTCTGAATGCTCTTCCAATTATCGCCAATCATTCGGGCGCGCTCCATTCGCTCCGTCTTGGAAATGTTGCGCCATACGATAACCACGTTGTGAGCCAAGTCTGTTATGGACTTCGAACCCGAAACGTCGTATTTCGTCGGCGGGTTTTTGTCCTCGCGCCGCTTGTCGTTGGGCTTTTTCGCGTGGGCTACAACAAACAAATGGCAGTCGAACTCGATTACAAACTTCGCGAGCTTCTGCATTACCTTTTTGACGGAATCCAAATCGTCCTCGGCAATGTCCAAACACATTACGGAGTCCAGACAGAACAAACGCACGCCGTAGCGGCGCGCCGCATACGAGAACACCTCTATCACGTCGTCGATTCGCGCAACGCCCACACAGTCGTAGAACAGAAAATACTGCTCCAAAAAGTCGAACGCATTTTGGCGCAAGCCCGCAATCGGGTATCCCTCCTCCGTGAAGTCGTCCTTGCGCCCCGCAGTCTGACACCAAAGCGAATAAAGCGTCTTGTCTATCGGCACTTCAAGGGACGCAATGCACGCCCGCTCGCCGCCCTCCACACAAAGGTTCAAGAGCAAATCGTTCAGCCATTCCGTCTTGCCGTGCCCAGAATATCCCGAAACCACCGTAAGCTCGCCGTTGCGAATCCTGAAATGGTCGCCCAAATTCCACGGCATCTTGCGCCCGATGTAAGCCTGCTTGCCGTCGAGCCTGTCCCAAAGCTTCTGCTTGTAGTCCGAGGGACGCTTCAACTGAATCGGGTCAATAGCCCTGCTGCAATCAACGGCATTTTTGATGTAGTCGGGATTGTCCAAGAGCAGGTCGTTCGGGTCTTTCGCGGGCGCGGGAATCTCCACAAGCTCGCACCTATGCGCACCCAAACGGCGGTAGAGAGTCTGCGCGGCGGCTTTGCCCACCTCGTCGTTGTCCATACAGATTTTTATCCGCTCGAAACGCGAGAGCCGCTCCCAGTCGTTGTCAATCCATTGGTTGGCGGCGTTCACCTTGCCGTCGGCGGAGTCCGCGTGAGCACCCTGCGGAACTGAAACTGCATTGTATCCGCACATCGCAACACTCATCGCGTCGATTTCGCCCTCGCAAATTACAAGCTCGCTCGCGTCGTCGTCGATAGCCTGCCAACCCCATAAGTGGCAAGTGCCGTTCGGGTCTTGCGAACATTCCTTGTTTCCCTTTGCGTTGCGCTCCACCGCAATGTACTTGACGTTTAGCACCTGCGCCTTGTCGCCCTTGCAACTCCACACGGGAAAGGCAATCGCGGGCACTTCCTTTCCGAAGCCGCCGAACCACCTGTTGCACTGCTGAACCCTGTATTTGCGGAGAACTTCGGGGGTAAGACCGCGCTTTTCCGTGAGATAGCGGAATACTTCCGAATCCTCGGTAAGCGGAAACAAATGCTTTACGGCGATTTTCCGAACGTCCTTGTCGCTCTTGGCGGTTTCCGAAACCTTGTAGCGGTAGTCCGACGGAGAGGAAATTCCCAGCCAGTCCCGCGCAAATTTCACCGCCTGCGGATAGGTCATTTGGCGTTGCGCCATAATGATGTTGACAATCGAGCCGCACTTGCGCCCGCCGTCGGCAGGCTCGCCGTTCTCGAACCATAAACCGCAATTTCTCGCGTCGGAATCGTCAATGTTTACCACAAACGAATCGCCGCCCCTGTTCGAATCCAAAATGTCCGAAGCACACCAATACTTGCCCTTGCGCTTGCCGTTGGGCAGGAACTGCATACAAAACTGCAAAGCCCGCCTGTTGAGCGCGTCGGTTATCTGCCTGAAATCCGAAGCAACAGCCATCACACACCTCACATTCCGACGGAGGGTTCTTCGTTCTGCCACGCGCCCAACGGAACACCGAGAGGGGCGGGCGCGGAGTTTTTATTGAATTTTTTTTCGCCCGAAGCCTTCTTTTTTAGGATTTCCTCGTCGAAACACCAATCCTGCCACTCCCTCGCCATCGACTTGTCGAACATTTCCAAGACCTGCTCCACGGAAAGCCCGTCAACGTCTATGCAGTCGGCTACACGCTTTCCGTGCCTGCGCGCGGTTTCGGGCTTAATGGGCTTGCGCTTGACCGTCTTGCGGTACTCCACCCACTCGGCAAACTTGTCTTGAAGCCGCTTTATGCCCTCGGGAGAAAGCTCCGCACCCAAATTTTCGTCCAATCCCAATTTGAAATTTTCCGCACAAGCCACCCTAAGGGGGGTTGGGGGGGTTAATATCTTATCTATCTTATCTATCTTATCTATCGCTTGGGGGGTTGCTTGGGCACTGCTTGGGCACTGCTCGGGCACTGCTTCACCACCGCTTGGGCACTGCTTGGGCAGTGCTTCGTCTTCGCTTGTGTCCCGCTCGGTCTTCGTTTCCGTTTCGCTTGCCGTTCGCTTATGCTTCGCTTGCCCATCGCTTCCGCTTCGCTTGCCTTTCGCTTGGGTAGAGCTTGGGCACTGCTTGCCCTTTGCTTCGCTCGCCTTTCTGTCGCCGTTTTTCCAACATACGAACAGAGAGCGGTTTACCTCTGCATAGTCGTGAAGACGCACAAGATTCTGGAAGTTCTCCTCGTCTTCGCCAAGCTCTTCTATAAGGTTCAGCTCCAAGAGAGAGCTAAAAAACAGCCCTTTTTGCCCTTGAAACTTGGCGATTGCCTCCAACTGTCTTTTCGGGAGCAAGTCCGATTTTCTGATTTGGGCAAACGCCCAAAGACGGAGCAGACACCGCAAAGCCGATTCGCCGCAAGACAAGATGAGGGCTTCGATTTTCCAGTGGTCGGGTAAGTCGGTTTCGATAATCATTTCGAAGCCCTCCCGTCGTCGATTATGTCGCAGAACGAAACTACGGCAAGCAGTACAATGGAAGACATTCCGCAAACAACCACCGTGCCGAGACACAACGCGGAACATACGTTAAGGAAGTTCGGACTGGTAATGAACGCCGCGGCAACCAGAAACCCGACCGTCGCAATAATCGCGACAAGGAAAAGGTACAACGCCGAACGCAGGAGTATGATTTCGGTTTCGCGCGACATTACCGTACCTCCCGATTTTGAGATTCAGATACGACCTCAACTGTCTTCGGGCAGTTGTCGAGAGAATCGACAATAGCGGGCTTTTCGCAGCCGACGGGAACGCCCGCCTTGTCGCCGACCTTTTCGCCGTTTAAGACGGCGGCGGCGGGATTTTGCGGATAATCGAAACCGCGCGGATAGTTATCCTGATTATCCGCGCGGGAGTTCTTCTCTGCAAGATAGGCAAGATAGGGTTCTTCACTTTGGGCGATTCTGTCGAGAACCTTTTTGTCTTCGAGGAGAACACCGCCGCCTTGCGCATCAGAACCGCCGAGAACACCGCGCGAACCGTCGGCGGTATCATTTATAGGGTTGCCAAGTAAAACGCCCTCATCGACTAATTTTTCGCGAACAGCGGAGTTGGCAGAACCGCCGAGAACACGGCGCGAACCGTCGGCGGTATCATTTGTAGAGTTGCCAAGTAAAACGCCCTCATCGACTAATTTTTCGCGGACGGCGGAGTTTGCAGAACCGCCGAGAACACGGCGCGAACCGTCGGAGGTATCATTTATAGAGTTGCCAAGTAAAACGCCCTCATCGACTAATTTTTCGCGGACAGCGGAGTTTGCAGAACCGCCGAGAACAGAGCGCGAGTCGTCTGAGGGAGAGTAAGAGGAGTCGGCGGGAAGAAAGCCCTCACGGACTAATTTTTCGCGGACAGCGGAGTTGATGAAGTTAGAGAACCAGCGAGGTTTGAGAGCGAGGCGATTAGCGAGAGCATAAGCCTGAACGCCATCACAAAGCTCAGCATCGATACGAATAGATTTCTGAGGATTAAGAGAGGAGCACATAAGCGAGACCCAGTAAGAGAGGACTCGCCCTTTCCCCGCCCTAATCTATGCCACACCCTTTTTTGGGACTGGCATAGATTAGAACCGAGACGGAAAAAGTAAAAACGAATCCCTGTTTAGGATTGACAACGAAAACTTTTTTTCTTTTTTCGTCAATCCTTTTTTTGTAAAAAAGATTGAAGTAAACAGAACAATGAGCACAAGAAAAAAACGAAGTCTTGTGCCGCGTTGTAAACTTCCGAGGGAAACACAGAAGAAGTTAATTGACTTCTTCCTATCGGGCTGTACAGCCCGCGAGTCCGCCGCGCGGGCGTTCGTAAATCGAAACACCGCCACTCTCTTCTTCCGAAAACTCCGCCGAATAATCGCCACACGCCAACGGCAACATATCGGCGGCGAAGTCGAAGTAGACGAAACCTACCTGTCGGGCGGCGAAGGCGGACGTAAAAAATCGCGCCGAGGCAGAAGCCTTGTAGGGAAAATTGCCCTTGTCGGAGTTGTCGAACGCGGCACACGGAAACTACATATAGAGGAAGTCAAGGCGACCAACGCCGAAACGCTCGAAAGCTTCTGCTCTCGAAATATCGAGAGCGGCGCAACCGTGCACACCGACAGCTTCCGAAGCTACAACCACATCAAGGAATACGGCTTCCGCCACAAAAAAGTTAACCACTTTCTGACATTCAAAAATCGGAAGACGAAAGCCTGCACAAACCTGATAGAAAGCGTCTGGGCTTACACAAAACGCTTTTTCCACAAATACTGCGGCGGTTGGAGAAACAACCTGAACCTGTGGATTGCGCAAATCGAGTTCCTTTTCGAAAACCGAACGCCACTTAATCAAACCAACGCATTGAAGCGACTGCTTCGCCGCGCTCGCCGTCAATCCGCAATACTATAAAAAGCGGGGGGCGTTTTTCTTGAATTTTTCGCGACCGATTTTTCGGGGGCGTTTTCTTTTCGAATTTTTTTCAATCGAAGCATTCATTTTAGGGACGAATGCAGACCGACCGTATCCATAATTCAGCCCGAACGGTTTTTAACCGCGAAAAAATTTTTTCGGGACAGAACGCATATATATTTGGAGCGAGGGGAGCGGAGCTTACCCCCCCCGCCCCCCTGCGGAGCGGAGCGGCGCGGGCGGGCGCGTGTGGTGAAAAGTGAATAGTAATCACTTTCGGCGCGTTGTAAGTTATTGAATGTTATGTGTTGCGTGTGTCGGGTGGGCAGTTTCGGGCGCGTTTTGCGGGCGTTTCGGGGTCGGGGTCGGTCGGCGGGTATGCGCCGCGCGCGGAGCGCGGGCGCGGCTTGAAGCGGCGGCGGGGCGAAAAAGGGCGGGCGCGCGGCAAGCCGCGCAAACCCATTCGGCGGGCGGGCACGTCGTCGGAGTCGGACGCACGCGGGCACGGTCGGCAAGCCTTGCGGGCACGGCTGCGCGGTCGGTCGGGCGGCGTGTCGGTACGCGGGCGGGCTTGGTTGCGGAGTCGGCGGAGCTTGCGGCGTGTGGTCGGCGGTTGCGGAGCTTGCGCGGGCGCGTTGCGGGCGCGGGTTATGCTGTTGCGCGGGCGGGCGCGGTTATCATTTCGGGGCGCGAAACTAAAAAAAGGGCTTTTCGCTGAAAAAAAATACAAAAAACGCCCCCCGAAGAATTAAGACGCGCCCGCGCGCGTTTATATACCGTCGGGCGCGCGTTTTTTGCTTGCCACGGGCGGGCGTGGGCGCGTATATTGCGGACATTATGGCAACCCGCGCCCCAAAATCCACCCCGAAAGCCGCCGCAAAACCCGCGACGGCGGCGGAGCTTGCGCCGAAATCGCGCAAATGCGGCGCGGTGATGGCGCGTTTCGGCAACCGCAACGCGGCGGGACACGGACGCCCGCGCGGACGGTCGGCGGACGCGTACACGGTCAAACTTAATATCGCTATTTCGCCCGCGCAACGGGCGAAGCTCGAAAACGCCGCCGAAAATGCAGGCGTTAAGTATACCGATTTTTTGCGAAATTTTATTGATTCGCTTTAAGTTTTTATCAATTTTCATCAAAATTTATTTGCCGCTTGAATTTGCGGCTTTTTTTGTGTCTTGAACGCCCGCAAACGCCCAATTTTCCACGGGTTGCGGGCGGTTGCGTGAAAGAAATTTGCGTTTTTTGAAAATTTCCGCCGATTTTCGAAATTTTTTGCGATTTTTTTTTAAAAAATATTTTTTATCATTCAACGATATTGCCCGCGAACGCCGAATTTTACAGGGTTTGTGGCTCTTTTTTGCCTTGTAAAAATATTGCGTTTTTTTGGCTTGACAATTAACGCGATATCGTTTTTAATCGTACTCATTAAAAATCAGAAAAGCGCGCACGAACGCGCCCGGAAATTGAAACACTTTAACCCCGCCGACACGGCGGGAAACACGAATCAAAAAAAGCTGAAAGGAGGTGAAAACGATGAATACAAAAACGCTCAAAAGGTATCTGCTCAAGCTGGCGGAAGCGTACATTGATGTTAATCAACGCTACGCGGATTGCATTGAGACGGGCGACTTTTTCGGCGCGTTGGCGTGTGGCGCGGGCGAAGTGCCGCAATGGCAGACCGACGACAAGCAACCCGCGCCCGACGAAGCGCAAAAAAAGCCCGCGTTAGAGACAGCCGAAAAGACTGACGACTAACGCGGACGAAGCTAACTAATTTCACGGGGGCGGCAAACGCCGCCGCCGTCTTATGAAGAAAAAAGCAAACCACTTAAAAACCGAAAATCAAGCAAAAAAGGAAAAGAAATGAGCAAAATAGACACAGACACCGAAAAGCAACCCAAATACGCCGCGAATTTCGCTTGCGGAACGTGGTCGTTGATTAACTCGCTTACAGGCAACAACAAACAAAAGTTGTACAAAGAGGCAAAAGAAATCGGATTCCGCAACGGCGGCGACGGTCACGAAATAACCGTCTATGTTTGGCGAATCGATAACCCGCACGAATACGAAATCTGCAAAAGCTTTAAATATAACTACTAATCCAAATTTGAAAGGCAAAATCTATGAATACCACCACCACACACCACACACAAAGCCCCGCGCGCGCATTTTTGCGCGCCGCGTCGGCGCAACTCAAACCGCTTGCACAGGCGGCGGGCAAGTCGGTCAATGAAATGCTTACCGACATTTACAGCAACCGCACCCGCGCGTCGGAATGGGACACGTTTAAAGGCTGGAAGAAGCGCGGTTATTACGTCGCCAAAGGCGAACGCGGTTTCGCCGTGTGGAGTCGCCCGATTAAGGCAGACGATGCGGACACCGACACAGGCAACACCGACACCGACGCGGGCACGGGCACGGGCGAAAGCGGCGAATCGAAGCCCGAACGGGAAAGCTTTTATGTCGCCTACATTTTTTGCGCCGCTCAGGTCAAAAACCGTGAGGGCTACACGCCCGACGGCGCGGAATACGAAGCTACAAACCTAATTCCGCCGCATTGCCAACCCGCGAAATCCGCCGACGGCAAGCCCGCCGAAAGCACGGACACAGGCGCGGCAACCGACACCAAGCCCGCGCAAGCTCCGCAATCGACGGCGGCAAGCAAGCCCGCGCAATCCGCGCCCGCAAAGGCAACGGAAAGCCCCGCAACGCCGCAACCCGTGAAGTACGTTCAACAGCTCGCGCTTGCAATATAGCAGGCGCGGCAACCCGAAAAAACCAAGCAAAGGAGACAAAACAATGCAACAGATAAGCACGCAACAAATCCATTTTATCAACGCAATCATATTCGACAACGCCGCGCACGTTCGCGCGGTTGAAGGCGAAGCGGGCGCAATAACATTCGACTTCGAAGACTACAAAACAGTACGCGGATACTTCGACGCGTACAAGTTTGTAATGTCCGACCGCATACAACTTTCACACGGCAAGCACGCGCGCGGCTTACTCACCGAAAGGCAAATCGACTATCTTGGCGGCTTTTGTTGCGCGCGTTTCGGCGGCAATCACGGCGGCTTTATCGTAAGCCGCAAACCCCACTTTTTAATTCAGTAAAGGAGATTTTGACAATGGCAACCACAGCGGCAAACCTTACCGACATCATCAACGCGGACGCGCTCCGCGCCCTAATCACGGAAGCGGCGAAAGCCGCCGCGCCCGAAATCAAACCCATAAGCGAGCTTGTCGAATTTACGAACCCCGCAACGGGCGAAACCGCGCAACGCGCCGCGAACGTCGAAGCCTTGCGCGATATGGCGCGCATCTACAACGCAAGCCGCGCCGACCTGCCGCGCAACATCTATCTTTACGGCGGCGCGGGCACGGGAAAGAGCACGCTCGCGGCGGATTTTGCCGACGCAATCAACCGCCCGTTTTACGCGCTCACTCTCGGCTACGACACCACCAAGAGCGACATTTTGGGCTACAAGACAATAAGCGGCGAATACGTTTCAACGCCGATAGTGGACGCATTCGAGCGCGGCGGCGTTCTACTGCTCGACGAACTCGACGCTTGCGGCGGGCAAGCCCTTTTGTACATCAACAACATTCTTTCAACGCGCGTGGGCGCGGCAATCGAAACGCCGCGCGGCAAGGCTACGCGCCACCCCGAATTTATTTGCATTGCAACGGGCAACACAATCGGCACGGGCGCGACGAATAAATTTTGCGGACGCTCCGCGCTCGACGATTCCACGCGCCGCCGCTTCGCGTTTCTGGAAGTGAAAACGCCGCGAAGCTTGGAAATATCGCAGACAAGCGCGGAATTTGTCGAATGGCTCGACGGCGCGCGCGAGCGCATCAAGCAATCATCAACCGAAATCGAAATCAATTTGCGCGACGCAATCGCGATTTTCGACATCGAAAGGAAATTCGACAACGACCGCCGCGCCGCGCTGAAAATCGTATTTCCCGAACTCGACGCCGACAACCTCGAATTTATTTGCGGAAAGTAAGAGCAATGAAATATCAAACCGAACCGCGAAAATTCGACCGCGAATTTACCATAACCGCGCCCGCGCGCGAACTCGACAAAATCGAAGCGGAATGCAGGCGGGCGAAAGCCGAACGCTTTTTAGAAAATACCGACTTTCACGGCGCGCCCGAAGTGTTCGACTTTCCGACCTTGCGCGAAGCCCTCGCGCGGGGAATCGCAACCAAGACCGCCGAAGCCGCCGCCGCGCTAAAAACAATCGCCGAAAAGTCTTGCGGCGTGAAGCTCCGCCGCACCGACGAACCCGCGCGAATCGTGGACATCTCCGCATACTTGCAGGGCGTGCCCGAATGCTACTACAAGCCGACGGCGCAGACAAAACCACATTACAAATTGGCAATTTTCAATTCCTTCCCGTGGTGGACTCCCGCGCATTGCATAGCAAACAGAGCCGCCGCAATCGTGGCACTTGCAAAACAGATGAAGGCGGCAGGCGCGGGCGTTTCGGCGGAAATCGTTTTCCGCCAAATCCACAAAAGCGGCGCAAGCGCGCAAACGCTTTTTCCCGTAAATCTGGACGCGCTAAACCTCGGAAAATTCGCGTTTATGATGTCCCCGACGTTTTTCCGCACATACATTTTTATGATTCTGGAAAGCCAATTCAGCTACTGGCAACGCGCCGAATCCGCCGCCTCGGAAGTAATTTCCCCTTCGGGCACGCCCGACCACCTAAGGCAAATCAATTTCCCCGACGGATACCAAGATTTTATTCACGGCGGGCGCACAAAAACGCAGACAAGGAAGCTTAACACCGAACATATGAAAGACCTCTACGGCACGCCCGAACGCGCATTTGAGACAATCAAAAAGCAGTTCGCCGAAAACGTCGAACGAATCAAACATCTTCAAAAATAACATTAACAGAAAGGCAAACACAATGAAGACAACCCAACCCGAACCCGAAACCGCCGCCGAACTCGAAGCCGCTTTAAGCGGCTACATCGGCACGGAACATTTCTTTACAAGCCCGACATTCGGCGCGCGCGGCTTGCGCTACACCGACGGAATCCGCAAAATGGCGGAACTCGCGGGCGCGTACTGGCTGCTTGACACAATCCACGCCGCCGCGATGGACAACCCGCAATTTAAAAGCGGCTTTTGGGCGGTAAAAATGGAGAGCCGAGACGACAAGGGCAGGCTCTTAATAACATTCGATTTCCGCGACGACGGCACGCCGATTGACTCACAAGGAAACGTCGGGCAAGCCGATTTTTCCCAAGAGTTCGACTATACCGACTTCCCCGCAGGCGCGTTCGGCTTCTACATCTTGGACGGCGTAATTTTGTTGCAATCGGAATACTGATGAAAACGCAAAACCCGCAGACTCTCGAACAAATGCTTTTCGCCCGACTGAAAAAGACGGGCGGAAAGTACCGCACCCGCGCGACAATCGACGGCGCGCGCACGCGCCTTAGCATAGAGACAAACAGCAAACGCAACGCGGCGAAGACGGCGGCAAACGCAATCGCCGAACGCGCCGCCGCCCGCAAAAATCCGAAGCTTGCCGACATCTTGGCAATTTATAAAACGCTCGCCAACGCAAACAACAGCGGCGCAAGCTTAAAGCCCGCAACGGCGCGCAAAAATGCGCAATCGCTTATGCTAATCCTCCGCGCGGCAAAGCTCGACGCGCTAACAATAACGCTCGCCGAACTCTCGCCCGAAGCGGTCGAAACGTGGCGGCGTTATTGCTACCAAAAAGCGGGCTTGCAGTGGGACATTCCCAATCCCGACAAAAACACAAGCCTCAATTCGACGTGGCGGCAGGCAAAAAGCGTGTTCTCGCGCCGCGCGCTCGAAGCATACCGCCGCGCGGGCTACACCATACCGCAAAACGCAATCGACTTCGCCGAAACGCCCGAACTCACGCCGACCAAAAAACCCGCATTTTCGCCCATCGACGAAGAGACCGACGCAACATTAAAACGCCTTTCCTCGCTCGCGCTCGACGGCAAACGCGGGCAGGGCATACCCGCGCCCGACGTTGCCGCAATGTATCAGATGGCGCGCTTCGCGGGAATGACGCTAAACGAAATCAAGCACTTCCGCCCGTCGTGGATAGTCCGCCGACGCGGCGCAACCTACATCAACGTAGCCGAAGACGGCGCATTTACCACCAAGCGCGGCACGAAAAACCGCCAAATTCCCGTTGACCGCGACCGCCTCAACAAATGGCTCGCCGCCCTCAAAAATATCGACTTCGAAGTCGCGCAAACCTACAAACGCGCCAACGAATGGCTCAAAGCCTATCTTCCCGACCGCGCCAAAAAGCTCCACGAAATGCGGAAAATGGCTTGCTCCGAAATGCTCGACCGCACGGGAAATATTTTTCTTGCATCAAAATTCATCGGTAATAGCGTAAATACAACTACAAAATATTACGCAAACCTGCTAACGGCAATAAAACCGCTATGAATAACGAATACGAAAAAATGCTCGACAACTTCCTCGCCCGCTACGACGAACTGAAAAAGCGGTTCGGGAAGCCGTTTACCGTAAAACTCACCACCTACCAAAACGACGAAGCCTTGAAACTTTTCCGCCCGAATGAAACTTGGAAAGGCGGGGCTGCCGAACACGCCGACATAATGCGCAAACTCGCCCTCGAAGCGCAAATCCAACACGGCGTGAACGTCGAACTCGTGGAAATCGACACG